TCGGCTAGGCACTATTCGGAATGAAAGAAATCGCAATGGCGGAATTGGGAGAGATTGTCCGCCTTCGGGACGAATCGGCTTACCGAGGTGTGCCAGAACCGCGAATCCACACTAAACTCAATGATTTACCCTCTTACGGCGAGCAAATGATTAAATTCTGCGAAGAAATTGGCTTTGAACTTATGCCTTGGCAGCAATGGCTGGCTCATCACACCTTAAAATATAAACCCGATGGCCGATGGGCTCATCCAGTAGTTACTTTACTTTGTGCTCGGCAGCAGGGTAAATCGACCTTTATGGCGCTCCAAATTCTATTTAGAATCTATGTATTAAAGGAGAAATTGCAAGTCCATACGGCTCATAAACTAACTACTTCAGCTGAATTGTTTTACAAGATCTATGGAATTATTGAACAAAACCCAAGGCTAGCTGCTGAATTTACTAAGAAACTAGAAAGTAAGGGATTCCAGGAGCTTCAATTTACTGAAGGCCGCCGATATATTGTTAGAGCCAATAACTCTGCTGGTCGAGGCATTGCAGCTCCAGAAACAATACACCTAGATGAAGCTAGAGAATATAAAGATGAGGATGTCTGGTCTGCCTTGCGATATACGCAAATGGCTTCAGCCAATCCTCAAATATGGGTTTATTCAAATGCTGGAGATCAGCACTCAATTGTTTTAAATAAACTTAGAGAAAGAGCGATGGCTGCTATCTATGGTTCTAATGACGATATTGGTTGGTTCGAATGGTCAGCCCCGACCGGTATTAAATTTGATAACTCGCCAACCTTCTGGCTAGGTGTCTGCCAAGCTAATCCATCACTTGGCATCACAGTTCATCCAGATAATATCCGAGCCGTCTTATCAGACCCCGAGGATATTGTGCGCACAGAAGTTTTATGCCAATGGGTAGATACGATTAACCCAGTTATTAATCCATCTCAATGGGAAAGCTGCAAAGTTGAGGGCCTTCGACTTAACCCCGAGGCAGACACTTGGCTGGCTATTGATCTAAGCCCTGATAGAAAGCAAGCTGCACTAGTTGCCAGCCAGAGACTTGAGGGCGATAAGTTCCAAGTCATATTGCTTCAGACTTGGCACAACCCCGCCAATTTAGATGATAAAGCAATGGCCAATGATGTTGCCGAATGGGTTAGAAAATATCCAGTGCAACTAGTTGCCTATTCAGCTAGAACGGCGTCAGCGGTAGCCGCTAGGTTAGCCCCTGCTGGAATAAGAGTCGAGCCAATAGACGGCCTTGATTATGCCCAAAGCTGCGATGAATTACTGGGAGCAATTTCATCTCAGCGGTTAGCTCACTCGGGACAGGAAGAGCTGACCAAGCAATGCCTATCCGCCGTCAAACTCCCTTTCGGTGATGGCGGATGGGTAATGGGTCGCAAAGTAAGTAATACAACTATTTGCGGAGCAATTGCTTCAGCCTTAGCGACACACTATGCAACGATGGCTGAAAGCGGAGTAGATATTCAAATAGTGTAAGTAGGCTCGCTTACAATGTAAGCAATGGGTGCTATAAGAGATTTCCTATTTCCAAATGTTGCAGCTGCAAAGCCAGCGATGGTAACTGATGTTCAAGCTGCTAATTTGCAACCTCTTCAAAATCTTGATTACTTCTCCGTTCTCGGAACTCCAGTATCAATAACTCGTCAGCTGGCTATGTCCGTTCCATCAGTTGCTCGCGCTAGAAATATTATTTGCGGAACTATCGGTTCATTACCTTTAACAACTTTTAATCGCATAACTGGTGATTATGTAGATCCGCATCGCGTTATTAATCAGCCAGACCCAAGAGTGGCAGGCTTCGTTGTTTATAACTGGCTCGCTGAAGATATTTGGATGTATGGCGCAGGTTATGGGCAAGTCTTAGAAATGTATTCATCAACAGATGGCGGTCGCGTTAGAGCTTGGACAAGAATTAGACCAAGTCGCGTTACAGTTGATACTGATATTCAGACCGATTCAATTACAGGATATAAAGTTGATGGTAAGCCAGTTCCTATTTCTGGCGTTGGTTCAATCATTAGATTTGATGGCCCAGATGAGGGCTTACTGCATCGCGCTGGCAAAACTATTCAGGCAGCAGTTTATCTTGAAAACGCAGCAGTTAATTATGCCAAAGAGCCTGCTCCAACTATGGTGCTTAAGTCAAATGGAACTAACTTAACTGCCGAAAGAATTTCGTCTTTGTTATCTGCTTGGAAAACTGCTCGTCAATCCCGTTCTACTGCATTTCTTAATGCTGATGTAGATTTAAAAGAATTTGGCTTTGATCCTAAGTCGATGCAACTTGCTGAAGCTCGCCAATATGTGGCCTTGGAATTGGCTAGAGCTTGCGGTATCCCTGCCTACTTCTTGAGCGCCGAAACAACTTCAATGACTTATTCAAACGCAGTTAATGAACGGCGCTCATTAGTTGATTTCTCACTTCGCCCAATACTTAAGGCAATTGAGGAGCGCTTATCATTACCAGATTTTGTTCCAAATCCAGTAATGGTGCGTTTTGACCTTGATGACTTCCTACGCGGAAATCCGTTAGAAAGAGCTCAAGTTTATGAAATCCTAAACCGCATTGGCGCGATGAGCGTTGAGCAGATTCAGCGAGAGGAAGATTTAATACCAAATGAAGATTAATATGCCTATGGCAGTTACCGCTGCCGACACAATTAAGAGAACAATTACTGGGACTATTGTAACTTGGAATGAGCAAGGCAACACCTCAGTAGGGCCAACAGTATTTGCAGCAGATAGCATTGAGATTAAGCCAGTTAAGTTGCTCCTTGAGCACGACCGCACTCGCCCAATTGGCAAAATGATTTCTCACAATGTAACTGCTAATGGAATTGAAGCTACTTTTAAGATTGCCAATACTATGGCTGGAGAAGATGCTTTAGTTGAAGCAACGGAAGGCTTGCGCGATGGATTTAGCGTAGGCGCTCAAATAAATGAATGGACAAACAACAAGGGCGTAATGCAAATTACTTCAGCTACTCTCGATGAAGTCAGCCTTGTTACAGATCCGGCCATCGATTCTGCCAGAGTTGCAGAAGTCGTTGCAGCATCCGAAAATGAAGAAAAGAAAGATTCTGATTTGGCAACCGCTGATTCAGACAAACCAACCGAAGGAGACCAAGTGTCTGACACTACCGCTCCTGCTCCTGCCGTTGAAGAAGCGGTAGAAGCAGCCAAGGTTGAAGCGACAAGTCCAAGGCCAGCGTTCTATACGCGTCCAAGACTTGATCCTTCACCAGTTAAATATCTCGAAGCCACAATTAGAGCTTCACTCGGTGATGAGTCCGCTCGTCAATATGTATCAGCTGCCGCTGACACAACTGACAATGCTGGCCTTGTCCCAACTCGCCAACTAAGCGAAGTCATTAACGGACTTGCTAACACAACTCGAAGCAACATTGACGCAATCTCAACTGGCGTATTGCCAGATGCAGGTATGAGCTTTGAAATTCCAAAGATTACAGTTATGCCAACAGTCGCAGAAGTTGCAGAGGCTGGCGCACCATCCGAGACTGACCAAAATGCAGCCTTTGTAACAGTTACAGTTAAGAAATATTCTGGAGCACAAAAGTTCTCCGTTGAGCTATTAGATCGCAGCTCTCCATTATTTCTAACCGAGCTTCTTAACAATATGTCTGCTGCATACGCAAAGGTTACTGATACAGCAGTAAATGCTGCTCTTATTGCTGGCGCAACTGCTGACGCAACTACACTTGCTACCTATCCAACAGCTTCAGAGCTTCTTGGATTCGTATCTCGCGGTGCTGCATCCGTTTATAACGGAACTCAAGGATTTGCTCGCAATATCATTGCTAACACTTCCCAATGGGCTAACTTGATGACTCTTAATGATTCTGGTCGTCCAATTTACAACGCGCAAGTTCCACAGAACGCAGGCGGCGTAGTTGCTCCAACAAGCGTCCGCGGAAATGTGGCAGGCCTTGATCTATATGTAACTGCTAACACAGCAGCTACAACTGATACAGATGGCTCAATGCTCATCGTCAATCCAGCTGCATATACATTCTACGAAAGCCCAACATTTCAGTTGCGCGCTGATGTAATTGGTAGCGGCGAAATTTATGTATCTCTATATGGCTACGGCGCAATTGCAACCAAGATTGGCGCTGGAGCATTCAAAATCAATAAAACCTGATAAACCCTAGAAGTGAGGGCCAGTCCGCTCCCGAGCTGGCCGCTCACCTAACTGCTTGAAAGGATGACGAGATGCCAACAATAGTTACGGCTGCTGAGCTTAGGACAATTCTTGGCGTTTCGTCATCCCTATATTCAGATGCTTATTTAGGCGACATTGTTGATGCGTCTGAAAATCTAGTTCTACCAATGCTAGTAACTTTTCAAAGCAAGATTAACAAAGTAAAGCTAACTAGTAATGTTGCCTACTTTGAGACTGCAACAATTCACGAATTTACCAAAGGCCAATCCGTAATTATTACTGGCTGCGGATCACCATTTAACGGCACTCACACAGTAACCGATGACGAGATTACCGATTATGTATTTACAGTCGCTATCACCAATGCAGACATATTGGAAAAAAATATTATCCCAGCAGGAAACGCTGCGCTATCTGGATTATCGACCTATGTCGGAAACCCCAATGCTGAAGCTGCTATTTTGGCTATCTCCGTTGAAATCTTCCAATCCAGAACCGCCGCTGGTGGATCAATTGAAGGCGTAGATTTTGCAGTTACCCCTTACCGCCTATCTAAGAATTTACTTGCCAAAGTAACTGGCTTACTTGGCCCATATCTTGATGTTGAAACGATGGTGGGCTAATGCCAGCATCAACAATTGCCACAGATGTTAGAGGCGCACTTAAAACCGCTTTGGCAGGATGCACCGCTAATATTTATGACTCAGTTCCAGAAGCGCCAATAGTTCCAGCAATTATCGTCATTCCAGACTCGCCCTATATGGAGCTTGAAGTCTTAGGCAAATCAACTACTCGCGTCAAATTAAATTACACCATTACTGCTTGCGTTGCATATTTCAGCAACGCCGCTGCTTTAGATAATTTAGAGAAATTAATCATTAGTATTCTTGGAGCACTAAACGCTTCCAAGTATGAATTATCGGTAGTCGAAAGGCCATCGGTAACAGAAGTAGGAACTACAACCCTGCTAGTTTCAGACATACGCTTGAGCGTCCGCTACGAGCAAACCGCATAGGAGACCCAAATGCCAACTACAGTAGTAACTGGGCGCGATGTAACCTTTACACTCGATAGCCTTACTTATGACCCACAGACAACAAGCGCAGTCCTAAGCTGCGACACAATTATTGAGACCTATCAAACCCTTGATGGTCGCGCTTATAAGTCCGTTGATAAGCAATGGACATTCACAATTGAATTGCTTCAGGATTGGGGAGCTACTAGCTCACTATTCGAGGCAATGTGGGCGGATGCTGAGGCAGCACCTAACACCGCACTCAATGTTTCATTTACAGCAGTAACTGGCGCAGTATTCGCCTTTACAGTATTGCCAGTCTTTCCAGCAGCAGGTGGCGCAGCTCCAGGAGCGCTAACTGATACTTGGACAATGACAGTAATTGGAACCCCAACAGAGACCTTCAGCTAAGAGATCGGAGCATCGGGAGCTATGAAAATATCAATCACAATTAAATATAACTCTGGCGATTCAGTTACTTATCAGGCTGGCTTACCAGAGTGGGCTAAGTGGGAACGCAAAACAGGTAAGTCGATTTATTCGATGAAGGATATATCGGCCTACCAGCAAGCGGACTTCTTAGACCTTGCTTACTTTGCGTATAAGCGCGAAGCAGCTGGAAAGCCAACCAAGCCTCAAGAGATTTGGGAGCTAACAGTTGAAGAGATGACGATTGGAGATGAAAGCCCAAAAGTTACGAGCCCGGAAGCATCAACCGACTAATAGTCGAGATAGCGATAGCAACTGGGATACCGATGACTTACTGGACAGACATCGACCAAGTCCTAACGGCGATAGAGATATTAAAGGAGCGTAGCGGTGGCAGATGAGTTACCAATCAGTTACGACAAACGCGAGCTCCGTTCCATCATTACTGCTTTTAAAGCGATGGATGACGAAGCCGTTAGCCAAGCTAAACAGGAATCTAGCGCGCTGGCTACTTATTCAGCAAATGAAATCAAAGCCTACGGACTTACTAGAACCTTTGGCCAAGAAGCAGTCCGCCGAATCACCACAGGCGTCAAAGTTTCAGCCAGTTCCAAAATTGGCGAGTTCTCATACGGATTTGCTAGTCAGCGCTTTTCTGGTGGCGGTAGCACAAAAGAACTCTGGGCAGGTTATGAATTTGGATCTAATCGCTTGCGTCAGTTCCCGAGAAGAACACCCAGCAAAGGTCGCGGCAATGCTGGCTACTTTATCTACCCAACCCTTCGTAAGATTCAGCCTGAATTAATTAAAAAATGGCAAGAAGCATTTTCCAAAATATTGAAAGAGTGGGATAAGTAATGGCTGGCAGTAGAACACTTAAACTCTCGATTCTTGCTGATGTCGATGATTTAAAAAAGAAGCTCGATACTGGCTCCAAAGAGGTTGAAGACTTTGGCGGCAAGATGGAAAAATTTGGCAAAGTCGCAGCAGCCGCCTTTGCAGCAGCGGCGGCAGCAGCAGCGGCCTATGCAGTCAAGCTAGCCGTTGATGGCGTTAAAGCAGCTATCGAAGATGAGGCTGCTCAACTTCGTTTAGCCAACGCTCTTAAGAATGTTACTGGCGCAACTGAAGCCCAGATTTCAGCAGTTGAGCAGCAGATTCTTAAGACCTCTTTGGCTACTGGTGTTGCTGATGATCAATTGCGTCCAGCCCTTCAGCGCCTAGCAACTGCCACAGGATCAGTAACCCAGTCCCAAGATTTATTGAACCTAGCCCTAGATATTTCAGCTGCTACTGGTAAAAGTGTTGAAACAGTATCAAATGCTTTAGCAAAGGCTTATGAAGGCAACACTAGTTCTTTAAGCCGTTTAGGTGTTGGCCTATCGACTGCCGAAATAAAGACCCTTGGATTGGAAGGCACAGTAAAGCAATTAGCCGATACATTTGGTGGCGCTGCTACAGTTCAAGCTAATACTTTTGAAGGACAAATGGCCAGACTTAAGGTGGGCTTTGATGAAGCCAAGGAATCAGTAGGAGCTGCTTTATTGCCTACTTTGCAAAGGCTTTTAGATTATTTTATCAACACAGTTATTCCTAAATTTATTGAATTTAAGGATGCAGCACTTAAGCCAGTTACCGATGCAATTGCTCGCAACAAAGATTCTTTGACTACGCTTTATAACTTTATCAAGGATTTCGTAGTGCCAATTTTGATCAATAATCTCGGATCAGCACTTAGCTTTATTGGCAAAGTTGCCGGTGGAATTCTTGATGTAATTGGCGCAGTAGTGAATGGAATAAAGAGCGCAGTCAATTTTGCTATAGATGCAATTAATGTTCTTATCCGCGCCTATAATGCCGTCCCACTTTTGCCTAATGTTCCTACAATTTCTAAGCCATCATTTTCTGCTCCTAGCACTCCTAGTAGTTCAACACTTCCAAAGATTGCTACTGCACCAAGCCCTAGCATCCCAGCAGCTCCTAAGCCATCCACTACGCCAAGCGCTCCATTAGCTTCTACTCCTAGCGCTCCATCAACGCTAGTCCCTAGCGGTAATGCAATTCCTTCTGGATTTAATGTTGCAGCAGTAAGAGCTGGAGAAGAACGCGGCAATGTTATAGTTAATGTAAATGCTCCATCCGCTATTGATGAAGAAGGATTTACTAGAGCAGTTATTTTGGCGCTAAATAACTCGACTAATCGCGGAACTACTGGCGCTGGAGATCTAAGGACTTCGGCTCAAATCCTATGACCCTTTGGACTCCCGATTGGCTAATTAAAGTCAATGGTCAAGAATTAACCTCAGTTACTTTAAGCAATTTGACTATAACCTCTGGCCGTCAAGATATTAATTCACCAACTCCACCGGGATATTGCTCGCTTCAAATCATTAATACTGATGGGACTAACTATGACTTCACAGTCAATACCTCAGTAACGATTGAAGTCAAAGATACCAGCGGAAACTTTCTCCCTATCTTTGGCGGCAGAATTTCAGATTTAAGACAAGTCGTTCAAAGCGCTGGCTCTAATGCAATTATTACCAGCTTGCGAATAACCGCCGTTGGGGCTTTGTCTAGATTGCAAAGAGCTTTATTTGATGGAAATTTAGCTCAAGGTTTAGACGGCGCTCAGATATTAGATTTGCTTGATGATCTATTGCTTAACAGTTGGAATGAAGTCCCAGCAGCCGAAACTTGGGCAACTTATGATGCAACAGAAACTTGGGCTCAAGCTCAGAATATTGGCCTAGGTGAAATTGATACTGGCGAATATACAATGGTTAGCCGTCAAATAAACGATAGCGTTATTTACCCAATAGCCACTCAAATTGCTAATTCAGCACTTGGTTATTTATATGAAGATGCCAATGGCAATATTGGTTATGCAGATGCAAGCCACCGCCAAGATTATTTGATAGCCAATGGCTACACCGATTTAGACGCCAGACAAGCTATTGCCTCTGGCATTGGGGTAATTCAACGCCAAGGAGATTTAAGCAATAAAATAGTGATGGATTACGGCAACAATTTCACTAGCTCTTATACTGCTGAAGATACGACTTCTCAAGCTCAATATGGGTTATTTGCTGAGCAATTTAGCAGCTACTTAAAGAACGCCGCCGATGTCCAGACAGTTGCAAATCGCCTAATCCAGCTTCGGGCCTATCCTAGAGATACATTTCAGTCCATTACATTTGCCCTGCAATCGCCTGAAGTGGATAATGCCGATAGGGATGCCCTACTTAATATATTTATGGGTATGCCCGTCAGAATTACCAATTTGCCCCTTAATATCCTAGGCGGCGAATTTACTGGCTTTGTCGAAGGCTGGACTTTCAACGCGTCAGTCTCGGGTCTATCAATTACCTTCTTGGCTACCCCAACAGAGTTTTCGGCCTTTGCTCAACAATGGGCTCAGGTCAATGCAGCAGAAAGCTGGAATAGTGTGCTCAATACCTTAGAATGGCAAGACGCGATTGGAGTGATTAGTTAATGCCGACAACAACTAACTACGGCTGGACAACGCCAGCTGATACAGACCTAGTCAAAGATGGTGCAGCTGCCATCAGAACGCTTGGAAATAGCGTTGATACGACTACAAAAAATTTAAATCCTGAAACGACTTTGGGTGATATTTCTTATAGATCATCAACGGCTAATACCAATACCAGATTGCCAATTGGAACGACTGGCCAAGTCTTAACAGTCGTTGGCGGCGTCCCAGCTTGGTCTAGCGAAACCGGCGATATAAGCGAAGTCCAAGCTGGAACTGGTATTTCAGTAGCGTCAGGAACTGGGCCAATCCCAGTAGTAACTAATACAGTCGCGACAGCTTTTGATGCTAAAGGTGATTTAGTTGCTGGAACTGGTGCAGACACATTTGCAAAATTAACAGTCGGAGCAAATAACACAGTTTTAACTGCCGATTCAACAACCGCAACAGGCTTAAAATGGGCTGCACCTGCTGCTGGTGGTGGTTTAACTTTGCTTGATACTCTGACTTTAACAGGCGGGACAGTAACTTCATCAAGTTTAAGCGGTTCATATAAAAACTTGGTATGTGTTTATAAGAATGTTTATACAAGCACAACCGATACTTCTTATATTAGATTAAATGGCGATACGGGAAGTAATTATTCTTACAATCATATTACTTCAACAACAAGTTTAACCCCAGCGGCTTCTTCAACAAGTTTTTTTAGATGGCTAGATGTAGCAAACCAATCAGGGGCACAAGATAAAGGAACTGGAGTTGTTACAGTTTATAGATATACAGATACTGACCAAGTTGCTTTACAACATTTTGGCTATATGAAAAGCAGCGGTGGAACTCAGATGGGTAATTACACTCTTGGTGTTTATGATAATTCAGCTGCAATTACAACAATAAGCTTCATTGTTGGAGGATCAACCTTTAGCGGTGGAACTGTCTATATCTACGGAGAGTCCTAAAATGACAAAACCAATACATCGCATTTATCAACAAGATGGTTCATTTATTGACCAGCCATATACTGATGAAGAAATGGCGCAACTTGAAAAAGATAAATTAGCAATTGAAAAATTAAAACAAGAAGAAGCAGATAGAATAGCCGCCAAAGCAGCAGCCGAGGCTAAACTGGCCTTGCTTGGCTTAGATGCTGATGACCTTCGCGCCCTCGGTCTATAGCACAATCTTTATAGATAATGCCTAAACTATGCGCAGCAGGTATTCAATTAAGAAATCAAATTGATGACGATTATCCTGATCGCGACCGCAAGTCTGATGGCTGGATTGCTGACGCTAGGCATCTTGCTAAAGGTAGTTCTGACCATATACCAGTCGATGGAATCGTTAGAGCTTTAGATATTGATGCTGATTTATCAGCTCACAAAGAAGAGGCTTACGCGCTAGTTGAGAAGATTCGCAAATTAGCCAAGAAAGGCGATAAGCGAATTAAATACATAATCTACGATGGAAAGATTATGAGTCCGATACTGGGATGGAAGCGCAGAAAATATAACGGCGCTAACCCTCACCGGTCGCATTTCCATATTTCATTTACAACTTTGGGAGACAAAGATGGCAGTTATTTCAACCTCGAAGGAGAAGCTAATGAGCGATTTAAAGAAAGCAGCAGAGAGCTGGGCAAAAACATTGCTAGCAACGGCACTAGCGACCTATCTGGCAGTCGGCCTAGATGTCGATGCAATTGCCAATGCAGCTCTCGTATCAGTCTTGCCTAGCATCATCAATTGGCTAAACCCTAACTACGAGCGTTACGGCAGAATCAAGTAATGGCAGCTCCCGAGCTCGCAACGCTAGTTGCTTCAGTATTGGGATCAATAGCTTTACTGATTGCTGGCCTTCGCTACATAATTAAATTGGAGAATATTCCAATAGTGTCGCGCCTTGATAAAATGGAGTCTCAGCTAGAATTGGCCCTAGCGAAAGGGGTCAGAAATGGCAACGCGAAAGCGCGTAAGTAAGAAGCCAGTCAAGCGTCCAAAGAGACGCAGGACTACTAAAGAAACCCCATTAACAAAGCTTGATTTCTGGGCTATTGCTGCCAATGAAGTTTATAAAGCTTGTCGCAGAGCAGGAATGGATGAGGGAACTGCCTTGGCCTTCGCAATGGATCGCAGCTCTTATCCTGATTGGATAGTCCCTGCCGATGACCCAATTAAGAAGATTGGTTGGGAAGACGGAGAAGAGGACAACTAATCTACTTCCGAGAGGTTGAGCTCTTCGAGGCTCTCAAGTCGCTTTATCCAGACTTGACGCCTTTATCAGCGACCGACCGAGCAGATGGCATTACCCACAATTCTTATATCGAGCTTAAATGCCGTAGGACTCACTACGATACTTTGATGATTGAGAAGAAGAAATGGGATTATCTGGCCGATATAAGGGCTAGAACGGGCGCTAAGACCCTTTATATCAATTCAACCCCTCACGGGGTCTATCAGTTTGATTTAGGGGCTATAAACGAGCCTGAATGGGCTTTAAAGCGGTTGCCTATAACTACTGACTTCGGCAACAAAGCCACCAATGAGCGACTGGCTGGCTTTTTAGATATACGACTCGCCGACCTATTGCTGGTCTAAATAGATTTAATCAAATACATTTAGCCCGTTAATCCATTTAGGGATTACGGAACGGGAGCAAAATGATAAATAAAGTAGCTCTTATTCGATTTGATTCTCAAGCAGGGGCTTGGACTGATGAGACAAATTGGGTTAAGGGATCAATAATCAGACGATTCGCTAAAGAGCGGATGGGCAAGAAGCAGCTGAGAGGCCGTTTATCTAAGGCTGAAATATCAGCATATTGGTTAGATAAATATGGGGTGAGCGCAGATGTTGCCTAATTTATCTGATGAAGCAGTAGTAGGAATAATCATTGGAGTTCCATTTATCGGCCTTTATATCTGGAGTTTATTTACTTCAGCCAAAGCCAAAGCTTTTAATGAAGGCTATAAGAGAGGAAGGTCAAGTGTCCGATACACAGAAATCCTTAAGTGAATGGCTTGAAGAAGCTGGTGCTACCTTATTCGACCGAGGGATTGAGTATGGCGACCCGAGGCACAATTTTCTACGCATTTACAAAATCGCGAGAGCACTCGGTATTCAGCTCAGAGACCCATCTGAATTGGCACTTATTGCTATTGCAACAAAACTCTCAAGAATGGTGGAAAGTCCAGAGCGCGAGGATTCGTATCTCGATCTCATTGGATACGCCGCTATCTTGGGTCGATGCAGATTTTCTACTCCAGAAGATTGGGACGACATTGAGTCTGACTCGCAATCATAATCAAAATCAATACTGCGATTACTGCAAATATCGCTGGGGAGCAAATAAGAACGGCTGGGATTTAAGAGCAATGACGCCAGCAGTTTGGAAAGTCCAAAGCGAGACACCGCTTCGCAAAGCACAGGTTAGGTTTTATTGCCAGCCTTGCGCCGATGAAGCACAGAACTGGCCAGATGGCACATTTTATTCATTAAAAGAACAGTTAGAAGATGCGATAAATGATTTCGCAGGGAGAGAGAAGTTGAATGTCGAATTACCTTGATGATTATGTATCAGTTCAAGACCGATTAAAGGAGTTTATAAATGCTTATCCAGATTATCGAATCAAGACTCATATCTTGGCGGAGTCGCTTGTGGCTAATTGCGATGTCTATATCATTAAAACTGAGTTATATCGCACTGAAGCTGACTTACACCCTTGGACAACAGGTTTATCCAGTGAGTCTAAATCCAAGCAATATGCACTCGAGCTTGCGGAAACTGGATCGCTGGGACGCGCACTTAACCTCGCTGGATACTTCGCTAAGACTAAACCGAGCCCAAAGAAGGCAATTGAAACGACTAAGCCAGCTCTTGCGGAATTCATAAAAGAGCAACGACCCAATGATCCTGAGCCAATTGTCTGGGATGTTGCACAGATAACTAAAGAATTCGGCGCTGAGATAATTGATGAGATTCCGCTTTGCTCTGGTGGCGATGGCCCAATGGTGCTAAAGACTGGCACTAAAGAAGGCAAAGAATATAGGGGCTGGGTATGTCCAACACCCAAGTCTGGTCATCCTGCTAAGTGGATGCGTATTGGTTCAGATGGGCATTGGGTATTTCAGAAATGAAGCAAGATGCTCATCCGTTTATCTGCTCAAATTGCAAGCTAGTTACTCCGCATATTGAGCTGCATAAATACGACTCAACAGATATTGCAGAAGCACCTGAGGAAGTCTGGCTAGTTGAGTGCCAAAGGTGCTTTATGCAAAGAATCATTTATCCATCAGATCGCGTAACGGCCAAAGAGGACGATATTGTCCGGTGCGACCAATGTGGTAAATGGAAGATGAAGGCAGCAAAGTGTCGAATATGCCGATTGGCTGCTGGATTGGAATCAATATCAGAACGCTATTGGACTGGTAATGAGACTAAAGAAAGACCTTACAATGCCGCTCTATGAATATCGCTGCGATAAATGCGAAGCGACAAAGGATGAATATCAGCCAATTACCTTGAGAAGTGAAGTAATCTGCGATAATTGCAAGGTTGCAATGTGGAGAGTGTGGAGACCCAATCCAATCCACTTTAAAGGCGAAGGCTGGGCAGGGAAGGACAAATGAGCAAACCCCATTCTATTAGATATATCCGTCAGCTAATGGAATGGGGATTTGATAAGGAGTTTATTGCTAAAGATTGCGGTATCAACCTGGAATCACTTGAGGTCAGGTTAAGAAGAGCTAAGGAAAGGGAGCGCAGAAATGGGAATCAAGGAACTGAGTCTGGAACTAGCAGCAGTCAGCCTAATAGCTGATGAGGCTAAGAAGGCCAAGGATAGGTTAAGAGCGGCCTTACAGACAGAGATGGACAAGATAGGTGCAGATAGGGTCAAGGCTGAGTATGGGGATGATGTTATCGCCTATGTAACTACTACTAAGCCTAAATTTAAGTGGGTTATCAAGTCAGATAAGCGATTTGTTGATTGGGTTAAAGCTAATATCCCAAGTGAAATAGTTGAATCAGTAAGAGAGTCATCAATTGATGCGATATTGGATAAGTTTAATTATTTGGACGATATAGTTATTGATCCAAATGGTGAAGTAGTAGATTGGTTAGAAGGCAGTCAGTCAGAGCCTTATCTAATGACTAAGTTCCATAGTGATGGCAAAGAAACGCTGAAGAACGCGTTTCAATCAGGCCAGTTAGAATTTAAGAAAATATGGGAGTTAGAATGAAAGATGATATATATCCAATATGGAGAGATATAGATGATCATATGGATATGCCAGATGGGATGGATATGAAACACCGCTCTGAACAGGACTTATGCTAACGCCTCTTGACATCGATGCTACACTCTTGCCGTTGGACGGGCGCGCAGCTGGCCCAAGCCAAGAGGTTGAGGGGGGCCATTGCTTCCGCCTGATGGCTTTAGCGTTAGTAGCTGCATTACTTTCAATATTTGATCCAAAGCCAGCAAATGCAGATATGAATCTCAAGCTTTATGCTTACAATAAAATGGATTGGTCAGAATTCCAATGTTATAACTGGTTAATTTATAAAGAATCTCGCTGGGATTATCGCGCTCGTAATGGATCGCATTATGGGCTTGGGCAGATGCGTTCTACTTGGTATAGAGACCTTAGCCCTAAGAAGCAAATAGATGTGCATATTAAATACATACGACATAGATATAAAGATGCTTGCGATGCACTTCATCACTTTGAGACTCGGGGCTGGCATTGAGCAGACGATATAACTCAACTTATTATCAAAGAACTAGATTGCAAGTATTGCAACGCGATTACAATACCTGCCACTACTGCGGTCAAGAAGCCAATACAGTTGATCACCTGATACCTATAAGCAAGGGTGGAACTGATGAAGCTTCTAATATGGTTGCTTGCTGTTCTCAATGCAATAGTTCTAAGCGGGATCGTATGACCCCCACCTTTTTTGAGCGCGCTTCCAGACCCACGACCCCCATTGGGAAGATTTTCCCTGAAAATGGCTCGGCTAGGCACTATTCGGAATGAAAGAAATCGCAATGGCGGAATTGGGAGAGA